TGTCGCGGTCGGATTCGGTGTAGCGCAGGAAGGCTTTCGCTTCTGCTGTGGTGACGACATCACCGGTTGGCGCTGAAAACAGGCTCAGTCGCATGGGTCAGCCCTCTCCTTCCTCGACCATCGCGTTCGGGTGCCGGCTGTGGTCGTAGGCATGTTCGATCTCGTCGGCGGTCGGCAGCGCTTCTCGGTCGGTGAACTCGACCTTGATCGCGTCGCCGTCGCGCGAAATGCCCAGCTCCACGCAGTCATAGCCGTAGAACCGGTCCTTCTGGGCGCTCCTGGCATCCATCAGCGTGGTTGCCTTCGGGAGCGAGATTTCGACGCCGGAAGCGGCGGCAACGCCGAGCCAGAACTCGACGCAGGCCCGGCCCTTCTCCGCGGCGTGCATGTCCGGGTAAGTGAAGTCCATCCCGAAGCAGGTGATCTTGGTCGCGCCGACGTGCAGTGCGTAGGCGACGGCATAGGCCGCCGTGCTGTTGAAGTAGCCGGTCGGGTGCTTGGTCAGCACTTCGGCCAGCGGGAAGGCTTCCAGTGCCGGGTAGTCCGGGTGCGGGATGCTGGTCACCACCGGCGTGGTGGTGGTTTTCAGCCAGTCCAGCATCCGGGCGATGTTCGTGTCAGGCCGTGCCGCCGCCCTGATCTGCTGAATCCGCACATCGTCCATGTGGAAGATGCGATCGCACAGGAACACGTCGCCCAGCGCATTGATGCCCCACGTCTCGTCGCAGAACGCGCGGCGCCCGCCGAAACGCTTGGTCAGCTCCAGGTACTGCCGGGCCGATGGACCTAGCCCGATGATGGCAACGTGCATGAAGGCTCCAGAATGCAGGAGGCCGCCCGAAGGCGGCCATCCTGCTGTCAGTTACGGGTTGCTGACCGCGCCGAGGCTCGGGTTGAACAGCACGGCAGAAGCCGCGACCACGCCGGTGGACGTGGTGCCAGTGTGGTTCAGGCTGATCTGGACGTAACGCTTGTTGCCGACGTAGCCGACACGCTTGGTCACTTCCTTGCCAACGCCGGCGGTGCGGTCGGAATCCGCCACCAGAGACGCCAGAAGTTCGGTGCCGAGCATGTCGGCGTCCGCGACACTGGTCATCGCGCCGGTGGTGTCGCCTTCCAGCATGGTCAGGGCGACATTGGTGCCGGTAGTGGTGATCGAGCCGTACTCGACCAGGAACTCGACGCCGCCGTAACCCTGGCGGTCCAGAATGGCGCCGGAGATGGCGCCCGTGGTGCCAAGCGCGACGGGCACGACGGCCATCATCGGCTTGATGTTGCTGTGCAGATCGTTGTTGCTCATGGTTGCTTTCCTCGCAAGCTTTTGAGAGATGGCCGGGGATTGCTCCCCGGCCTCGCTTCAATGGGTGGGATCAGCTCGCGCTGAACTTCAGGAACTTGAACGCGTCGAAGTTCACCGCGCCGCCGCCGGTGCGCTTGGTGCTGTAGAACAGCACGTAGGGCTTGGCGCTGAACGGGTCGCGCAGCGTGCGGATGCCGAGGCGATCCACGATGGTGTAAGCCTCGCGGACGTCACCAAGACCGAGCGAAAGCGAGCCAGTCGCCAGCGCCGGCAGGTACTGGTCGACCCGGACCGGGTAGCCAAGCAGGCGATCCGGCTGGCCAGCCTGGAGGCTCGGCTCCCACAGATAGCGGTCGCTGGTCGCTTCCTTCATCTTGCGGATCGCCGTCCGCACCTCGCGGCGCATCAGGAACGTGGCGTTGTTCAGGTACTGCGGCTTGAACGCACCGATCAGGTCCTGGATCGGGTCCGCCTTCGTGGTGTGGAAGGTGCCGTTGGCGCCGGTCAGCACATGCTCGAAGGTGCCCCAGGCACGCGACTCGTCGGCCGTTGCCTCGGTGTTGTAGGCGAACAGACCGCGCGCCTTGCCGACACCATTGCCATTCGCGAACGCCGCACCTTCAACACGTCCGAACTTGTCAGCCACCTTGCCGGCCAGCCACATCTCGACGTCGGTCGCGGCGTCATCGAGGATGCGCTGCGAAGCCTTCGGCATCGCGTACATCTCGTGGGCCTCGATCTCGTACTTGCCGACCTGCGGCGTGGTGGTCTCGGTGCGCGAGCCGAGCTCACTGACCCAGCCAGCATCGGCCTCGTCAGTATCAGCAACACCTTCCAGCTTGTTCGAGCTGATCGTCTGCACGTTGGCCAGCTGACGCATGGTCGACTGTTCGAACAGACGGGTGACCGTCCGGCCAGTGGTCGAATGCGGAAGCAGGTAGCCGCCGTCCGGGTCGGAACCGGCCTGCAGGGCCTTGCGCTCGTCGCTGGACAGGTTGTCCACCGGCACGCCGGCAACGGTCTTGAAGAACGCGTTCTTGTACTCGCGGTAGCCGTCCGCATCCAGGTCGGCCGGGATTGCCTTGCCCTTCATCTGGAACTCGGCGCGCATGGCAAGGTTGAAGCCCTTGCGCTCGGCTTCGAAGTCGGCCTCGGCCTTGACCTCGGAATCGGAGCGCGGGCGGCCGAACTTCTTCTCCAGGTCCTCGAGCTGCGACTTGATGTCATCGATCTGGTCGATGCGGTCGCCGATTTTGGCCAGCTTCTGCTCCAGCTCGCCGACGGCCTTGCCGTCCGCCTTGGCCTGAATCAGTTCGTCGTTGGTCTTCTTGAACTCGTCCCACGCCTGACCCTGTTCCTCGATCAGGCGCTTGATTTCGATGATGTCACTCATGCTTTTTTCCTCGGATACGAAAAAGCCGCCTCAAGGGCGGCCGTTTTCAGGATTGACGCTGTTGATCAGCGCGGGATTGATGCACTCCGGCGACTCAGCGCCTGGTGCAGTTCTGCCAGCTCTGAACTGCCAGCGTCTTGCATGGCAATCAGGCTTTTGAAGCCGTGGTTGAGCACAACCCGTGCTTCGCTTCGAGACAGCCCAGCGTCTTGCATGAGCCACCTCTCGAATTCGCGTTCCGTCAGGTCGCCGGACTTGACGTCCAGCACCCGGGCCTTCCCGTTCGCCGGAAACGTCACCAGGCTGACCTCCATCAGATCAACCTCGTGCAGCCGCCGGCGCGGCTCGTCAGGCTTCGACCGGGCGGTAAATTTCTTGGCGATGTAGCCGATCGACAGGCCGGTGATCGCCGGCCGCGGCTTCATCTTCATCAGGGTGTAGGCTTCCTCGCCGCGTGCGGTCTTGGCGAGGATGCCCTCGCTGACCAGCCCCTTGCCGTCCTCGGACAGCTTGTCCCAGACGCCGATTGGCATCAGGTCCTGCGAGCCCATGCCCCAGCCGCCGTGCTGAAGCAGCATGCTCGGGTAGATGCCCGACTTCTGCGCTTCCTCCAGACTCTTGGCGAATGCGCCGGCCTCGATCACGTCACCATAGGAGTCGACGTTGTTGAAGACGGCGCCGTAGCCGGAGAACCGCATCTCGGTCGTGTCCGACTCGGCATCCGCCAGCTTGATCTCGCTCATCGCGAAGACTTTGCGTTCCATGTTCCTTCCCTCTACGGTTGCGGCGCGTTCGGCGCCGGCGGCAGCTGGGAGGCATCGCCGCCCATCGGATTGAGTTCTTCCAGCGCGCGGGCCTCGTCCTGCGTCATCCATGCCGGCGACCCGCCGGCGCCCAGCGCCCGGGACAGGTACTCCGCGCGATCCTTCGAAGCGCCGCGCAGTAGGCCAGCAGCGATGAACTTGAAGTAGAGCCCGCGCTCCCGTTCCTTCCGGCTCAGCAGGTGCAGGTCGGCCGACTGCTCGATGCGCGCGAACCACGGCGACAGACAGTGAACGACGTGCGCCAGGAACATCTGCTCCGCGCTCGCGTAGGTCGTCGCCTTGTCGGAGTAACCGATCATGATCGGCATCACACCGAAGAACCGGCAGATTTCCTCGATCTGGAACTTCCGCGTCTCCAGGTGCTGGGCGTCCCTTCCCGTCATCTGCTGCGAGAACCACTTCGCGCCGCGGTCCAGGATCATCGGCACGCCAACGTTCTTGGCGCCGACATGCTCGTCCATCAGCCACTTCTTCAGCTGGGCGTATTGCACCGGCGACAGATTGCCGTCTACCGAGTAGACGCCGGAGGTCTGCACCCCTTTGGCATGGGTGGTGGCGTGCGATTCCTCGGTCGCAATCGTCAGCCCCAGCGCTTCCTTCGCGTGGGTCAGGACATCCATGCCGACGACACCGTTCCAGCTCGGCCCGCGGACGTGCCAGATGGCATCCGCCGGGAATTCAATCGTCCCGGTCGTGCCATTCAGCTTCCACTTGATCGACCAGTCGTCCGCCTGGACTTTTTCGACCTTGCCCGGGTCCAGAAGGATCAGCTCGACCAGCTCGCCGCGGGTATTCCGCACCTTGAACGCGTAGGCATTGCCAAGCGCGGCATGGATCACCATCGTCTCGCGGAACTCGAAGGACGTCGTCCAGTCGTTCGGCGCCACCGACATCAGGTCGTACAGCCGGTGATCGCGCGCCGGCAGGATCTTCTCCAGCCCGTTGACCTCGGCCGCCTGGAACAGCTTGAACGGCACCTGTGCGCAGCCCTGAGACAGCACCTTCAGGCAGGCGAACACGACGGACACCTTGAACGCCGTCTCGAGGTTGACCGTTGCACCAGCCTTCGACATCCGCCCGGCGCGGGCAATCTCGGCCCATACCTCCAGCGGATCTGCGGCCTTGCGCTCGACCAGGCCGCGCGACAGGAACCCCATCAGCGCGCACCCCGGGCAATCAGGTAGCCGATACCAATGCCAAGCGCGCCGCCAACCATGAAACCTGCCGGCTCAAACACCAGCCAGGCGCCATAGGCGATGCTTCCGGCGCCGGCGAGCATGATGATGTCGGGAACCCAGCCGAAGACGGCCTTCCCCAGCTTGATCATTCGCATTACGCGGCTTCCCAGAATGACTTGCCGGCACCTGCCGGATTCAGTGCCATCAGCGTGACGGCGTTGAAGGTGGCCATCAGCGGATCGATCTTCGCCGAGCCGCTGGCCTGCTTCGTGATAGAGATCGCGTTGCCGACAGCAACGACCTTGGCGTTTCCGACGCTCCAGGCCATCAGCGGCTGGCCGCCGTGCACGAACTCACCGCCGGCAACCTTCCGTTCCGTGGTCTTGATCGCGCCGTTGAGCTTCCAGCCCTGCGAGACCGCAACGATCTGCTCCATCGTGATGCCGCGCTCATCCGCCGTGAGCTCGTCCACGATGGCGCCAATGCCAGCAGCATCCACGCCGACCGCGTTCTTCTCCGGCAACAGCCCGGAATCGCGCACCTGGCACACGATGTCGGCAACCTCTTCCACATCATCGCCGGGGCGCTTGACGATGGTCAGGTCGCCAGACTTCTGCAGGTCCAGCAGCTTTGACCGGATGTCCTTGCGGCGTTCCAGCACAACCTCGTGCGCCCAGGCATGCGCCCAATGCAGCCAACGCCCGGTGTCGACTTCGCGGCCAATCGCCGAAAGGCCGAGCAGATCGTCAAGGCCGCCGCCGTCGATACCGACAACCACGACCTCGCAGCGATCCAGAAGCGATCCCAGCGTCAGTGCGCGGTCGCTGCACTGCTCCCAGAACTCGGCGCCGGCCCATCGATCAGATCGCAGCGCCAGCCCGACCTCGACGTTTCCATGCTTCGCCAGAAACCCGACCAGCGATTGCTCGCCGGCTAGCTCGGCAATCTCGAACTCGCGGCGCATGAACTCCGCATCGACGGAAACCCCGAAGTTCGGGTTCACCATCGCCAGGTTCGCCAGCTGCCGAGCCTCTCCGCTCTCCACCATCTCCGGCGGGTGTTCGTACAGCACCGGCAGCATCTGCGGGTCGACGTGCGTACCGTCGCGAACCTGCCGAGCTCGCATCAAGTCCATCCGGAACACGCCAGCTGGCGGCTCGTCGGATTGCGTGGACAGCTTGATCACCACGCCCTCGGGGCGCGATGCCAGTCCGCCAGTTGCCTCGCGGAACATCGCTTCGGCGTTCGCCCGCTTGCCGAACAGCCATTCCTCGTCGATCAGCACCCAGCTGGCTTTCTTGCCGCCAACCGTGTCGCTGTCAGCTGCAACGACCTTCAGCGTCGCGTCCATCGTGCGATGCGTGATCTGCCGGTAGTGGTCCTGCACATGGAACAGGGCGGACAGCTCTTCGTCCGCCTTCACCATGTCCCGGGCCGGCGCGAAGGCGTTATTCGCAACCTCCACCGTCGGCGCCAGGATGATCATCTCGGCGCTCTGCCGCCAGTTCAGGATCAGTGCCGTCAGCATGATCCCTGCCGCCAGCGTGCTCTTCCCGTTTTTCTTCGGGATCAGCATCAGCGTCTCGCGGATCAGCCGGCGCCCGGTCTCCGCGTCATACGACCCGAAGATCGCGGCAACATACTCCAGCACCCACGGCTCCGACGCCTCGCCGAATGTCGGCTGGCCCGGTGCGTCAACAATCCGCAGCTGGCAGAAAACCGCCAGCGCCCGCTCTGCCTCTTCCGGGAAGATCGGTGCTGGGATAATCGACTTCCCCGCGCGCAGACGATCCGCCCAGTCCGGACAGGCCGTTGTCCAGGTTGTTGCCATGCCTTACTTCTTGACCAGCCTCAACGGAGGCGGTGCCGGCGCGAACCGGCCAGCCGAAGCGCCGTCGGCTTCCTTCTTGCGACCGGCTTTCTTCCCTGAGTTGCCCGCCTTCGGGTGCGTGTACTGAACCGCGGCAATCGCAGCGCGTACCTGCAGAGGGGTTGCCTCAACCTTCCCAAGCGCGACCTGCTGGAGCATCTCCAGCATGTCCTTCGCCGGGACCTTCGCGGTTTCTGGCTTCGGTTTCGGCTTCCGCCCGGCGCCTGGACGAGCGCCGCCAGCGTTCTTCCGCGGACCTCCGCTCTTTCCTTTGACTCCGGCCATTTGCTGAATTCCGTTGAATACCAACTTTGTTGCGCGAATGCGGGAACGGGTGGTCTAGGTTTGCCCAACCCCCATACTTTTGACCCCCCACCCCGTATGGTTTGAGGTCAGGCAGCAATCCTATTCTCGTACTCTGCGTTTGCGCCTTTGGCTAGGTTGCACCTGCGGCATGCGCACTGCATGTTCACCATCGAGTGCTCACCGCCTGCTGCGAGCGGCACGATGTGATCAACCTCTGGTGCGTTGTCCTCGTAGGTGCCGCGCAGCTCGGCTGGTGTCGCAATGCCACACAGCTGGCACGTCCACCCGTCCCTGATAAGCACGTCGTATGGATCGACCAGTTCAACCTTTGCTGCCCTCTCCAGCGCCCTTCTCCTGAACCTATGGCGCCGCTGTCCAGCTTTCTCTGCCACAGATGAGCAGATGTCGTGATTCCTCTGGCTCGGTCGTGTCTGCGTGAATTCCTGGTTGCAGAACTGGCAAACCTTCTCTGAAGGCTGCCAGACAAACTCTTTCCTGCAATCCTCAGTGCCAGCCATCTGGCTCAAGCATGCGCCATAACACTTCTTTGAACAGAACCGCTGGCCCTTGCCAGTCCTCTTGAATTCGCAGCCACACTGCTCACAGTGCAGCTTCCGCTTCACCGCAGGCTTCCTGTTCGGGTTCTTGGCCGCTGCTCT